CCATCAGGCCCGACAGAAGGCTGGTGCCCAACCCGCCAAGCAATCCGCCCAGCCCCCCGGACGAACTGCCCGAAGTGCCGCCGCCAAGCGCGTTTTTCGTGGCCTGGACGGCGATGGAATCGATCACGTTGAAGGCGGTGCGGCGCAGATCCTCGAAGCTCAGGCTGCCTTTGCGCACCGCGCCCAGCAAGCCGCGTTCGAGCACGTCGCCAGCGCGGGAAAACCCGTCGACCAGCGTGCCGTCAAACGAACCGCGCATGGTCGCCACGTCCTGGGCAAAGCCCTGGGTGCTGGCCCGCACGTCGATGAGAAGGGTTTCGACGGTATCAGTCATGGTCTTGCTCCATCAGGCGGGCGATATCGGTGCGGCTGATGCCGGGGGGGGCCGCTTCGCCCGCCGGGGCGAGGATCGCCGCCAGTTCGGCCGGAGTGGCCCGCCAGAACTCGTCCGGGCGCCAGCCGAGCACGCGCCCGGCCAACCCGGCCAACCGTCCGGCCACGGGCCCGAACCGCTCGTTCACCCCGCACCCTGAAGGATCTGGGCGAGCAGGACACGCAGCGGCTTGGCGCTGGCCGCCAGGCCCAGCGCGGCCACAGCCTCGCCCACATCCCCGCGCGGGATGGCGGCACGGTCGGCCAGGCAGTGCCAGAACAGGCCGACCATCTCGGTCAGCCGCAGCTGTCCGGCGCTGGCCCGTTCGACGAGCGCGAACAGCGGCCCCAGTTCCTCCTCCGCCGCGACCAGCGCGGTGAAGCTGGGGCGCAACAGGCGCGGGGTTCCGGCGATGACCAGCACCGCCTCACCCCGCTCCTGATTGGCCAGTTCCGGATTGGCCAGTTCGGGTTTCAGGTTGGCTCCGCTCACGCCGGCAACACCGCGCCCGAGCTTTCAAGCGACAGGGTGTAATTGCGCTCGCCATTGAAATCGCCGGAATAGTCCAGCCGGTTGATGAGGAACTTGCCGCGCATCTTGGCGCCGTCCTCAAAACTCAGTTCATAGTCGGCGATGGTTCCGGCGAGGGCTGCGTCGCGAATCTGGTTTTCGGCCGCGCTGCCCAGGAAAATGCCCGCCGCGCTGACCGCAACCTGGCGCACCCCGGCGCCCGACAGCAGCTCGCGCCAACCGCCGCTGCCCTTGTTGGTGACCACCACCGTATCGCCGGTGATCGACAGCTGGGTCGTGCGCAGACCGGCGACGGTGTTGTAGGTGGGCGTTGCGGCCCCGTCGGAAATCTTGAGAAGGAAGGCAGAGCCTTTCTGGGCGGCCATGGCGGTTCTCCGTTATGGATCGGGTGAAAAGGCGCGGGCGGCGGCGATCAGCTGGCCAGCACGCGGAAACGGTATTCGGTGAGGATCGAGCGGACATTGCCCGCCCGCTGTTCGGACCGGGCGCGCAGAAACCGGGCCGAGGCAATCTCGAAGCCGGGCTGGTTTTCGGGCATGGCGGCCAGCCGCGATACCAGCGCGGCGATCAGCGTGCCGGCCGTATCGGGCCGATCGCCGCGGCAATGCAGTTCCAGCGCCACGCGGATCTCGCGCCCGTCGCGGTCCTTGGTGCCCCATTCGGTGCTCGCGCTCGACGCGATCGCCAGCCACGGCAGGGCAGTCTTGGCCGGGGCTTCCTCGGTCACGGAATTGAGCGCGGCGCCAAGGGTCGCGTCGGCGGCCAGCCAGGCGATCAGCGCGGCGCGCAGGGCGATTTCCATTGTGGCTTATCCCTTCGTGAATAGCGGCCAGAGCAGGCTGGCATTGCGCCACACCCGGTCTGGCGCGCTGCGCTGGAGCCGGGCGGCCTGGGCCGCGGCGTCGCCCAGGATGCGGGCGCGCTGTTCGAGCGCTGCAGTCAGCCGGTCGAACGGAGCGGTGGCGGTGAGTGCGCTCATCCCAGCTCAAACCAGCCGGGGCGAGCGCCAGGGCCGCCACAGCGCGCCGACCGAAGCGGGCGGCATGGCCGCGGCATCGCCGTTTTCACGCGCCCGATAATGGTGCGCGGCAAGCCGGATCACGCCTTGGCGCAGGCCATCGGGCAGGTCGGCCCAATCGGATGCCAGACCCGCGCTCAACCCCACTGCGATGCGGGTGGCCAGGCCGGGATCCAGCACCCTGACCCACCCCGTGCCATCGGCGCGAAAGTCGATCTCGTAGGCGGTGGTGGCCAGCGCGATGCGCGCGCCGGTGGCAGGAACGCCCTCGACCGAAGTGATCGACAGGACCGGGCGCGTGGTCAGCCGGTGCCACTGGCCGCAAACCGGGATCATTTCCTCGCAGCCGGTCACCAGCGGCATGATGCCGGTAAAGGCCTCGCAGGTTTCCAGGGCTGCGCGCAACTGGCCGGTAAGCGAGGTGTCCTCGCCCGAAGTGGTTATGCCGAGCCAGTCCTTCAGCTCGGCCAGTGCGGCCGGTGCCAGGGTCGCTGCGGCGACGATTGCCCGCGTCATGGCGGTCTCCATGCTTGAGAATGTGTAAGGCGAAAGTCACCCGTGCCGGCCGGAAAAGGGGGGAAACCGGCCGGCACGGATGCAGGTTCGCGCCGCCCCCTCGCGAGAGGGGAACGCAGGAGGCGGCGCGTTCAGGAGATCATCAGGTCGAGATCTTCATCAGCTTGATCGCCTCGCTGTCGAGCACCTGGCCGCCCACGCGCTTGGTCGCGTAGAAGTTGACGAACGGCTTGTTGGTGTAGGGATCGCGCAGGATGCGGGTCGTGCCGCGTTCGGCAATCAGATAGCCGTTGCGGAAGTTGCCGAAAGCGATCGGGACGTTGCCGGCGGCGATGTCGGGCATATCCTCGGCCTCGATCACCGGATAGCCGAGCAGGCGGGCCGGGGCGCCGTCCAGCAGACCCGGGGTCCACAGGAACGAACCGTCGGCGGCCTTGAACTTGCGGACCGAAGCCAGGGTGGCCGAATTCATGATGAACACGGCGCCCTGACGATGACCGGCCTTGAGCGAGTGGACCAGATCGATCAGCTTCAGTTCCGGCGCCACGTCGAACCCGGTGGCATTGCCCGAAGCGATGAACTGCAGCGTACCAAAGGCGCGCGATGCGTCGGTGGCATTGCTGCTCGGCGCGCCGAGGAAGCCCTTGGGCTGGTTGGTGCCGGAACCGCCAACGAAGGCGGCGCCTTCGGCGCGGGCGAATTCACCGGCGATCTCGTTCGCCAGCCATTCCTCGACGTTGAACATGGCATCGTCGAGCATGGCCTGGCTGGCCGACGGGTTGGCATAAAGCTCACCGAACGGCGGAGCGATCTCGGCAAATTTGGGCGAGGTCGTTTCCGGACGGGCGGTGGTTTCGCTGACCCAGCCCGAGGCCGAGCCCGAGGTCATGATCAGCTTGCGATAGCCGGCAGTGCCGACCTGGACCACCTGGGCCACCTGGCGCAGCGGGCTGATCTTCTTGAGCACCGAGACGATCTGGGCGTCGATCTCGCGCGGGACTGCATAGCCGCCATCGGCCGCCACGGCGCCCGACATCGACTTCAGCTCGGCCTCGCGGCCCTGGCGCAGGAACCCGTCGACGAAGCTTTTCACCTCGATGCCGGCCGGAGCGGAAGCGCCTTCGAGAGCGGGACGGCCACCCAGGCGGGCCGCACGTTCCATCCGCGACTTCACTTCCTCGACATCCGAACGCAGCGCACCAAGCGCCTGTTCGGCCGCTTCCTGGCGCGAAACGATGTCGAACGAGGCATCGAGCTGTTCGTTGGTTTCATTTTCCATGAGGCAATTCACCTTTCCAGCAAAAACAAGGGTGTTTCAGAAGCTTGGGGATTTCAGGAAACCAGATGGACGCGCGCGGCGTCCTGCATCGGGTGGGTGACGAGGGAGACCTCGAACAGGTCGACCTCGGTCAGCTCGCGTCCGGCTCCGTCCTGGCTAAAGGCCCGGGCGGTGTAGCCAAACGAAAGTCCGGTAACCGCGCCGCGCTTCAACGCGGCGGCGGCGCCCCCTTGGGGGTTGTCGATGGCGGCGACGACACGCAGCCCGCGGTCGTCCTCGGCCACGGTCTCGATCCAGCCGATCCGCTGGTCGGGGCGGTGCTGCCAATAAAGCGGCAGGGGCTTGGCCCGTTCCGACAGGGTGCGGGCAAAGGCGCCCTTGCGGATCACGTCGCGGCCGCTGTCGCGCTTGTCGAACAGGGCGGCATAGCCGGCAAAGCGCAGCGCGCCCGAGCCCCCGGCCCTTGCCTGGTCCGGTTCGCCGTCGCTCACCGCAGCAGTCCGACCTGGCCCAGACGGACCGCGATGCCGACCAGCAACAGCGTCACCACGCCGCTGATGATCCAGCCGACCACCACCCGCCACGCGTCGCGCTTGGCATCGCGCCAGGCGGCCAGCAGCTGGCGCAGCTCCGACAGATCCTCGTGCGCGTCGGCATCATCGAGCCCCATGCGGCGCAGCACCCGTTCGGCGCCCAGCTCGCTGGCTTCCTCGACGATGGCGCGCAGTGTCACCAGATCGCCGCCCGTACCGGCCGCCTGGGCCATCAGCCCGGCCAGCATATCCTGCCTGTTCATTGTTTGTTCTCCACTACAGCCGGCGCCGGAGTCAGGCCGAGCAGGGCCCGCTTTTCATCGGCGCCGAGGAAATCAGCGGCGGTCACCTGCGACCACAGCTTCTCGCGGTCATCCGCAAGGGCCGGAACCCGGTCGAGGTCGAAGGCCAGGCTGGCGTCGGGGAACCAGGTCGCCAGCCCCTCGGTCAGCGCGGCGAAGATCTTGCTGCCCAGCGGCAGCAGGGTCAGCCGCCACAGCGCCCGGTTGGCCTCGCGGTAATTGGAATAGGTCGCGTCGCCCGGCAGGCCGAGCAGCATCGGCGGCACCCCGAAGGCCAGCGCGATATCCCGCGCCGCGCCCGCTTTCAGCGTGGCGAAATCCATGTCCGCCGGGGTCATGCTGAGCGATTGCCACTTCAGCCCGCCCTCCAGCACCATGGGCCGCCCGGCATTGCCCTCGCCCGAAAAGGCCTGGGCCAGTTCGGCCTTCAGCCGGTCGAACTGGTCGCCGGTCAACCCCATGCCATCGGCGCCGTCATGGATCAGCGCACCCGACGGCCGCGCCGCGTTTTCCAGCAGCGCCCGGTTCCAGGTGATCGCCGCATTGTGCAGCGCCACCGATTGATGCGCCGCGCACAGGCAGCCCGCGCCATAGTGGTCGTCGGATGGATGGAAGGTCTTGATATGGATGATATTGGGCGAAATCGCCTCGTCCACCGCCGGGATCGTCACCACCTGGTCACCGACCTTATAGGCATAGGCCTCGGGCCAGCCATTGGCGCCGACCACCACGGTCATCCGCTCGGGCCGCAGCGCAAACAGTTCGACCGGGCGCCCCGCCCCGTCCTTGATCACCTGGACATAGGCATTGCCATGCAACAGCACCTGGCTCGCCAGCGTTTCCAGCAAGGACTGCCCCGCGCTGGTCGCGCCGACCAGTGCCGCCAACACCGGATCGGTCGGCGCCAAAGGGGCCTGCCCGATCCCCTCGGCCACCAGCCGCACCGCGCGCTGGGCCACCGGGTTTTCGACATAGGCATGGCGGACGGACCGCCCATATTCATACGGCACCCGCCCCGAACTGCCGTCGCCAAACAGCCACGGACTGGAAAAGGTGCGCGTCAACGGCACCCGCGAAGCCGTACCCTTGAAGGCAGCGGCCAGGCTTTCAAAAAATGACATCGTCAAAGCGCCTTTCGTTGCTCATCAGCCAGCCACGCGGGCGGCTTCAAAAAATGGTGAGGTGAAAGGAAAGACGCAGCGGCCATCGCCCCTGCACCACCCTTGCCGTGTTACACCCGGCGCACCCGTGGCTCGGCCCGGTGTCCCAGGCACAGCTCGGTCAGCGCCCAGACCAGCGCGTCGGCCCGGTCGGGCGAGCGGCCCGGCCCGGTATATTCGCCGCCGGCCATCAAGCCGCACAGCTGGTCTTCCAACTGGGCGAACATCCCGGCGTGGCGGACCCGCCCGGCTTCGTACAAGGCGGCGACCGGCTCGGCCCGGGCCACCTTGCCTGAGCGGGCGTGGACCAGCTTCAGCGGCAGGGCCACGTCGGCGGCGCGCAGCACGCTGGCGACCATGGCCCCGCCCTGGTTGGCCTCGGCCACGACCCGGTCGGCGCGCCAGATCTCGGCGGCCTTGGCCGCCGCCCTGGCCCACCGTTCGGGGCTGGCCTTTTCCACCGTGGCATCGGCCAGAACGCGGGCGATGCCGTCTTCGCCCAGGGCGCAAACCACAATCCCGCAAGCATCCCCGGTGGCGCTGGCAGGCGGGTCGATCGCGACCACCGTGCGTACTGGATTGAAGGGTGCGGCCGGGTCAAAGGGGGTGGACGGCAAGCGGCACCGTTCCAGCAGGGGCCGGGTCCACAGCGCCCCCTCCCGGTCGAGCACCAGCTCGCCGTCCAGTTCCTGCCGGCCCAACAGGCTCTGCCCGAAGGTGCTGCGCATGGCGCGCACGAAGCGGACCGGCAGGTTCAACTCGTTTTCAAAGGTCGATCCGCGGGTGATCGCCACCCCCTCCGGCTCGTCCATCAACCGCCGCACCAGGGCCACGTCGCGCGGGGTGGTGGTGGCCACCACCCGCGGATAGTCACCCAGCCGCAAGCCCATCAACAGATTGTCCCAGGCCGCGATCGCGCGGTTCCCGGCATTGTCCCACTTGGCGATTTCATCGCACCACGCATGGCTGTGCTGCGGCCCGCGCAAACTTTCCGGCTCACCCGCCGAATACAACGTCGCCTGAGCACCGCTGGGCCAGGTCAGCCGCCGCAGCGAGCTTTCGAATTTCGGGCGCCGGTCGGGCGGGGCAATGGCCAGCAAGCCGCTTTCGCCATCCACCAGGATCGCCCGCGCCTCGGCCAGGCTGGCCGCGACCAGGGCAATCCGCGCATCCGGCGTGGTTTCAGCCACCAGCCGGACCCATTCGGCCCCGGCCCGCGTCTTGCCAAACCCGCGCCCGGCCATGATCAGCCAGGTCCGCCAATCACCCGCGGGCGGCAATTGCGCCGCCCGCGCCCAAACCGGCCAGTGCCAGCGCCATTCCGCCAGCTCCGTGCGCGTCATGGCCTTGAACAAGGCCACCCGCTCGCGCGGCCGCGCCGCCTTCAATATGCTCAGGGTATCCGGTTCGTCGGATTCCATCCGCCGGTCCTTTCGCGATTTATGTTGCGCAACTGTCGTGGGCCAATGCCCTGTCGCCCGGAGACGGCCGGAGGTGCGGGGGCCTCACGCTCCCGCGTCCATCCTTGCGTCCAACGCGTTCTCCTCCGCGTCCCGCGCGTCCTGCTCCCGCTCGTCCTGTTCCCGGCGGGCGATCACCTTTTCGCGCAGGCGGGCGAGTTTTTCATCGAGCGAGGCGCGGACTTCCTCGGCGGTCACGTTCTGGGCCATTGCCATCACCCTGGCGCGGGTATCGCGGTGGGCAAGCAGCAGGCGCAGCGCGGTGGCGTTGTCGTATTTGACCGATGGCGTATCGCGGCTTTCGCCGGTGCGCAGCCGAAAGAGCAGGTCCATTTCCAGATGGTCATACCCCTCGCACAGGGCAATCAGCCAGGCCTGGGCAAAGGCCGCATCCTCGCGCTTGGTCTTGTAGACGCACCGTTTGGAGATATCGGCGCATTCGGCCGACGCGGTGACGTTCGAGGTTTCGGCAAGGCAGGCGAGAAACTTCTCGCGCCAGTTCTTGGGGGCGCCAAACCGGCGCCGCTGCGGCGCGGGGCCGCTCGGTTCTGTGGTCATGCAGGGAATTCCGATCTGGTCGCGGGATCGAGAAACGGGGCAGGAAAGGGTGTTCGCCGCGAACCGGCGTGCCATGTGGCTGGCGACTCGGTTCTTCGCGATGTTCCTGTTATGTACCGAATGGGCGTGACGATGTCAAGGCAAAATAACCAATTTGGATAATTGACGCCCTTTTTGCGAACCATCCCGCCGGACGCGGCCCAACCTTGCCTGCCCACCTTGTCGCCGGCGCGCCGCACCTCTATGCAGCCGCGACACTGCCGGGG